ACTGTTTCTGGAATGTTTGTGTATTCCACTTCTGTGAATTCAGCAACTCTACGAAGCTCGTCGGCCTTCAATGATGCAAGGCTATCCTTTACCTCATCGAATTCCTCCTGTGTCATTTTTTCAGCCGTGGCTTTTTCCTTTTTAGGATCAACCCTGGACCAGCCGTCTTTTTCCCACTCTTTGATGTCTACTTCGTGTGGTACATCAACGGTCTTTTTTCCTTTGTGTAATTTTGCCATGATTTACACCTTGCTTATGAATGCTGTGTAAGTGATCCCTGTTGCATTTGTCCCTACTTTAGTTGCTGTAATTCTAAAGAAACTAGCTCCTGCCACAGCTCTTTCGATCTGCTCAGATGTAAATCCGATTTGAGCCTGTTCTGCTGCCAAGAATTCTACAGCACCAATAGTTTCATAAGTACCACCAAGAGTGTCACATACTTCTAAGGATAAAGCATAGTTGTGGTCAGCATCAAATGCTCCTGCTAAATCAGACGTGTTAATCACTGCCATATAGGAAGCGCTCCCAAGGTTGAGCCCTTTGATCTCGGCGCCTGTACAAGAAGCAGTTGCTGTAACTGCTTCATCCTCTACGATTAATCCTAATAAATCAAATGTTTTATTTGCCATCATATATCCTTGTTATGCTGTCGCTGCTGCGTCAGTAATGTTTTTAAGTCTAGCTGCTGTTCTTGGTGCGAATACACCCATGCCTGAATACCACTCAACTCTTGTTCTAAATGCCGGCTTTGTTTCAAGCTCTCCAATATCACGGACATCCATACCACCATTCTCGAGTCCTGATACTTCACCTTCACCAAGTGCTACAACATAAATGGATGTTGTTGATCCTGTTTCTGTGAATCCGAGGATCTCTGTATTCGTGTTATCTTTATCTGCGATTAGAATAGGGATATCATTGTATTTTGTTACTTGTCTTCCGAATTCATCCACTGAATAAGTAATGTTCCCACCGACTGCTGCTGTTCTTGCTGCTACTGTTAATCTTCTGCGGACTGATTTACTCATGATGATGTGAGTTGCGCCATCTACTGCATCGATTGCTTCATCAAGTTTTGCTAAAGAAAGCCCTGCTCCTGTTGCGTGATTTGCGATAAGTGCATCACCTGTAAGTCTAACCTGAAGACCATCGAACTCTCTTGGCTCCGATTCATTATCACCTTTGATGAATGTTCTTGTCCATGCAAGTGCTAAAGCTTTGATCTTCATGGCTTCTTGAACTGATCTTTGGTCTGCACCCATTGTATCAACAATGAATTTATCAACGTCAAGATCTCCACCTGCGATAGTAAGTGATTCAACTTTTGGATTGATGATACCTGTTGATTCATCGAAGCTTTCGTTTACTCCTCTAAATCCGATACCTGGTAAAGTTTCCTCTACTGAATATTTGAGTGAGTTTCCGTTGATACTTTCAAACGGTAATACTCTTAAAATGTCAGAAATTTCTGCAAACTTCGTCAATACTCCCATTTTATACACATCACCCGATGCCAGTGCTGCTGCTTGTAATAGTGTTGTTGCCATAATTATTTTCTCCCTGCTTTCATCATTTCTGTGGCGCTAAGGCCTTTTGTATCTTTTGGTGCTCCTCCAGGTGTTCTCTGGTGTGGTGGAGTACCTCCTCCTGGTTTAATGTCAGTTTTGAATAGTCCGGTATAGCTCTCGTCAGCCTTAAGCTGCGTGATCTTCCCTTCCAGTGTTAAAGGCTTGTTATCGTCCCCATAAATGGTAACGTCTCCTTTTTTATATACAACGGTATCATTTTCATATATTGCGCCTTCGCTAACGAGTCCAGCCACAATCCCGTACATTGCTTCATTTGCAACATTCGCACCAAGCCCAGCGTTTGCTAGTGCATTCTTTAATGCCATTGATTGTAGTTTGCCTTCATAATCAGATGTAAGTGTTGTATGCTCATTTCCTGCCTTTTCTAAAAGCCCTTTGAGATTGTCGATTTCAGCTTTTAATGCTTCATCTCCACCTTTATTTATTTTTTTGAAGGTTTCCACTGCTTCTGGTGTTAGCTCTTCTACTCCAAGAAGTTTTAACATCTCTGCATATTTTGTGTCATTATGCTTACGTGAAGCGATGATCTCTGCGTTTTTACCTTCGAGGTCATTTACTTTTGTAATAAGTGTGTTAGCATTCTCTGCCTGTGTATTTAGAGCAGTAAGGAATGTTTGTGCAGCGCTATTATCCGATAGCAGTGCGAGTAGTGTTTTAAAATCCATTTTTCTTTTCTCCTAAAGATAAATTACTATATTGTAACATAAAAATATATAAAATAAAAACTACTTCTTTTTTATTTCTCATTCTCTTCTTGTATGATAATCTCCTGCTCTGCTGCCGTCTTCTGCAGTGTCTCTTTTATCGTTGCAAGTGTTAGCATTCCATGTGTTGCATCAACAACTCCACCGATCTTGTAATCTCCTGCTTTAAATAGTTTGAATTTTTTAGCGCCGAGTGTTTTTTTCTGAAAACTTTCGTTTTGTCGATCAAACCATTTGCTATAAGATTCGTCCGGTACCGGTCCGAATTGCGAGGCCCTGGTTTCTCTCTTCGCTGTTTTTGTTATTGGAACGAATATTGATCTACAGTGAAAATGAACATTTATAAGCTTCTGGATTTCTTCTATCGGTTTGCGATATACTTTTCCGTCATGATCCCTGCAGTATTCTGTCGTGCGTGAATCAAGTGCTGCGACATATTCGTATCCTTCAATGATTCCACTTCTCTCGAGCTTTTCATATGAGTCGTGTCGCGATACCGCTCTAGATTCTGTGATGGTTGTAAAAATTGCGTTTTTAAGCTGTGCTTTGCTTAGCTTGGAGTTCTTTGCGATCAATTCATTTATTATCGTCGGCGCCGTTTTTCCCTGGGAAACTCCTGATCCAATCAAAACCCTTAACTGTCGCGCGTGGTTGTCCGACGTTGTCTTAAAAAGGTCTTTGGCTGTATATCCCTGCACCTGGAAGGTATTCGATGTTATCACATCAACTACGGCCACTGGTACTTTGGTGAAATCTTTAAGTAGAATGTTTTCTGCGGTAATTGCAACTATCCCTGGGAGCTCCCCCTGTAGTGTCGTGAGCGTGCCGGCATATGCTGTGTCGATCTCTTTTTCTATAGTTGTCTTCACTTCTCTTAATCGTTTTTTGGTCCAGGTGTCACCCTTAACTGATAATATCTTAGATGTGATCTCCTGCTGCGCCAGCTTTAGTGCCTTGATCGTGTCGCTATACGATTTCGATTGGAACATTTCGAAGAGTGTCCCCTCTTGGAGCTCTCTGTCATATGTATATCCCATGTCTATTGAACTCCATCTCTAATCCTGGCTTTTTCTGTTTCCTTCTCTTTTTCGTCCATCTCTTTGAAATATTCCCCAGCGATGAAAATCTCGATTAATTTGTCATACGATATGATCTCCTGGGCATAATCCTCTTTGTATGATTTTATCATTTCTGTGGATAGAATCGAGCTGTCAAAATCTTTATTTACTTCTATTGTATTCTCTCCAAAGGATCCATCTGTTTTGTATTCGTCAAACATAGCAAGTGCTGCGTTGATTCCCTCTTCTAGTTCATTAGCGTAGTTTGTGAGTTTACTCTCTCCAGTCATGCTCTCTTTTTCGACCTGTGTCGCTGTTTTGTTTTTCTGTTCGGTCGTGAATGAAACGGATATACGATTCATTTGTTCTTCATGATATGAGATGCGACTCTGCAGCATTTCATAGTTTGTACCCTCCATCTCGATCCATTTCACATCGGAGTCCATCGTGCTTGGAAACTTAAGGCCTTTATTGATCCCGAGTGTTTTTGGTGCATCTCCTCCCGTGTCTCCAAATACTGCGAGGAATGCTGCACCTCCAACTCTCGTATAATTGTCTACTTCACTGTTTCTATTCATGTGCGTGATGTTGATCTTTGCCATATCATAGAATGGCGGCTTTTCATCATTACCAACTTTCACGATTGGTATCACATCAATCCCGGTTTCTTTCATCTCGTGCAGTTCTTCATCTCTGAATGTCCATATCGTGCCGTCATCATCCCATACTTTGATCTGTTCTTTTATGACCGATGAGAAGTCTGTCTCTTCCTCGTAATATTCCCTGATCACAATTTGGATGTATTGGCCGAGATTGTTTGTCTTCCAACTCAATAGATTACTTCTTAAAATATTCACAAAGTATGGTCTTATGCCTTGGGCTTTTTGTTGCGTCTTGTTTTTTATCTCTTCTGGATTATATGATGTGCTGTCAGCAAGAATAAAAGTATAACCTTCTTTTATTCTACTAACAAGAATTTCTTTTCCGAATTCATTTAAGCTGTCCGTGAAGTTGATGTTTTTTGAGTACTCCAGGATCTCTTTGTTTTTGATTCCTGTTTTATCTATTGGCTTTCTGAATATAATATTCTTAATATCATCTATCGTTGAAAAGACATAGTTGTCAAGAGTTGCAATATCTTGTCTGTCTGTGAAGTCCTGGGTTTCCTCCTGTGAATATCGTTGGATATATTGCTTTGCCGTATCTATTCCATCGTATATGCTATTAACTTTTGCGAGTTGGTGCATGTGCTGATTGTACAGTGGATGTTTGAAGTTGATTTCGTCTGCCATGTCTATTCCTATTCGTGGAGTGATGTGCATAATTATATCATAACATCCAGATATATAAATTATACTATTTCCCCCTCTAATTTATTTCATTTTTTATGTTATCGGGGAAACTAAAGAAAAGAAAGTGTCTCGCGCGTAGGACAAACAATAGTATAATTAGTATTATTAGTATTATTGGTTTGTTTGGTTTTTTTGGACTTTTAAGCCCTGCCGTGCTTTGCGACCGATTGATAATCCCGGCCCCTGGTTTTGATTTCTTAAAGTTTTTTTAAAAATACCAAACATACCAGTTTCCCTCTTGGGGTAAAAAATGCTCCAACTTTTGCGAGTTACTTTATATTAAAAGATATTATATATGTTTTGCTTGTTTTATATTAGAAAGTATTAAGTGTGTTTTTTGTTGTACTGCGTAATAGTATTTTTTAGTAGCCCGAATTTTCTAACAACAAAGTAGCCTAGGGCGTCATTCCAATCATCGATTGCGCCGCCTTTATGTTCTGTGAATTTTTCTGGTTCGCCGTTTTCTTTATATGCTTGTGTTTGCAAAGAGTAGAGTAACTTTTCTACTTTGTCATTTATGAATATATTATTAAGTGCAAACATTCTATTGACTGAATTCACTCTATCTCGGACCGCGCCATTTATAGAAGGGGCATTCAATGTAAATCCTGCATTTTTTAATATTTGAAGATCTGATCTGCTGGCGTTTGTGCTCCTGTTCCTACCTGAGGCGTCTGGGTATAAAACTAATGTATTATTTCTGTAACTGATAAGCCTAGTCACTATCGCGTCTGTATCATATACAGCAAAACCATCAATAATATAAACCTTATTGTCTCTTATGCCGCACACCACGCCTACACATCCGCCTATATTAAAATCTATACCAATATGAAGCACATCAAAATCTTTAATGATCAATGAGGTTGCATGTTTTTTGAAATTGTAATTATGGTAGACAATATTAGTGTTTAGAACCCCCCATTCTCCAAGGGCATAGATATTATATTGCTGTAGATCATAATTTTTTATGTCTTCTAGCTCCTGCTTATATTCATCGTCTATAAAACTGTTGTCTTTGTATGTTGTTTTATATATTGATGCTTTTGAAGTAACATTATCAAAAAAATGAGCCTTCAACCAGTGTAGATGACTAATAGGGTTAAATGTAAGTATGATTTGCTTGTATGATGCAGTGTGCCCTCTTAAACGCCTATTTAATTCAAGTATGTCGTTTTTTTCTGTTTCACTTGCTTCTTCAATCCATATGCCGGTAATACCTTGAATTGATTTTAGTTTTTCTATATCATCTAAGCCAAAAAAAAGTATCTCAGATCCATTAGGCAGATATGTGATTGTCATGTCAGATTTGTTTATTTTAAAGTTTTCAGTCTCGCCTATATCAGCTATTAAATCCTTAAATAATTGAAATACTGATACTCTTAATGTCTTTGCGACCTTACGCACTGTTAGCCATCTATGGCCAGGTTCCTGCATAATGCGATCTATAAGTATCTTTTGACCTGTTGAGTATGATTTTGCACTACCTGCTCCCCCGTATGAGATTACCCATCTATTGTGATCCTCAAAAAATGGCTTATGAGATAAATTCCTCTTTTGTTTAACTGTATTCAATTTTGATTATCTTTTGATTGCTTTGTTGAACATTGTTTATTTCAGAGGTTTTATCTTTGCCTAATACAGTTTCTTTGTTGCGTTGGGTTATTCGGCTGTGGGCTTCAAGTGCTGTTAAATCATCTTTTTTTTCTTTCATCGCTTTATTCGAATACTGTTGATTTTGTAATGCTGAGTTTTGGAAGAATAATATATGCTTAGTTTTCTCATCCGCAACCTCATCAAGCACATTTATCAACTGTTCCTTTTTTGTTCCCTTTTTTTTTGCAATAACTTCTTTAGCTTCGATGTAGTCAGTGTGTTCACCATGTTCCCATTGTTCCCTTTTTGCCCTTTGAGATATAGTATTTCTAGCTATTCCCATTTTGTCTTTTATTTTAGATAATGTTAAGCCTGCTTCATAATACGCTTTTGCTTTTTCCCATTGTTCTTTACTAAAAGCCATTTATCTATCTTTGTATTCTGACCATGATATTTCTTCACCATTTATCTTTATAGTATCTATGGATGTGTAGTCGCACCAACGTTGGATGATTACTTGTGCGTATTTTTCATCAAGTTCCATAAGATATGCTTTTCTATTTAAGTTCTCACACCCAATCAAGGTGCTACCACTCCCACCAAACAAATCAAGAATATTTATCGCCTTTCTATGATTTCCAATGCCTCTTTCGCTTAGCGCAACTGGTTTTTGTGTTGGGTGCATATAGTTTGTATCTTTTTTGATTTCCCACAAATCACTCTCATTTTTTATTTCCTCATCAATCTTGCCATTATATAAACAAAATTCATGTTGATGCCTATATCCATTTCCCATGCCAAAAACATTTTTAGCCCAAACAATGCAGCTCTTATATTCTAGCTTATCTTGCAATATTCCATAAAATTTCCAATTACACCATATATAATATTTGTCTGCATTTACCCATTTAATTATTTTTATTGTATTATTTATAAATGTATCAAAGTCACTCTCACTTAAATTATCATTCTTTATAATATCATGCTTTCCGCTTCTACCATTAAATGCAACATTATATGGTGGATCTGTGAATATTAAATCGACTTTTGTCCCATCCATCAACTTGGTAACATCCGCTTCATTCGTAGAGTCACCACAAAGCACCCTATGACCACCAAGCTCTATCAAGTCCCCAAGTTTGATACATGGGTTTTCTTCCAGCTCTGGAATTTCATCTGCTTTGTCCTCGTCTAACTCTAAGCCACTCCTGTCCAAATCAATATCTAATTCATCTAACTCATCTAAACTAAAGCCTAAAATATCAACATCAAAGCCCTCTTCATATAGTCCTTCTATTTCCACTTTTAAAAGTTCTTCATCCCAACCTGCATTAAGTGCTAACTTATTATCAGCTATGATATATGCCTTTATCTGTGCCTCTGTAAGCCCTTTTAATGTTATCGTGGGTATTTCATCGAATTGTAGTAGTTTCGCCGCCAATATGCGACCATGACCTGCTATGATGCCATCATGCTCATCTATGAGTATCGGATTTGTAAAACCAAACTCTTTTATACTTGAGGCTATTTGTGTTATTTGTTCATCGCTATGTGTTCTTGTATTGTTTACATATGGTATTAATTCTGATATTTCTTTATTTGTTGTTTCCATTTGTTTTCCTTTTTATTATAGCTTGTCTCTTATCTCTTTTAATATTCGATGCAATGCCTGATCATCATTCCTGATCTTTAATCCGCGACCGATGAGGATATCTATTTGGTTTTTTGTCTCTTGAACCTCATCAAAAAGTTTTAACATATTATCACATTCTTTTTTCTTATTTCCTGGCATCATGAGCCTCCTTCATCTTGTCCTGCACCTTTTCGACACTATTATTCGTATAGGCTGCTATGTAGTTTTCTATCCTGCTTATCTCACTGGTTTTGAGCTGACGCCAATCATGTGGCTTTCTATTTTCTGGTTTTTTCGAACTTGGATCTCCTGCAACCATGATGCTTAATGTATATGTACCGTCTGTCTTTTTTTCGATGGCCCACTTAACGATTCCTAGTTTAAATTCAATCCTCATTTTATCTCACGATCGAAAAGGGAATAAAGAAGCGCTTTGTTTCTGCTATTTGCTTAGTGATCGTCTTAGTGTGAAATATTTTCATTTTCTGGAATATTTTTTTCATCTGTATTTACTCTCTTCTGATTTAGGGAAAAATTCTCTCATATTTTTTTGGCAAGTCATGCAGAGCCTGGGATCCATCATAATACTTGCCATGACGTCCATACTTTTAATCTCATCCTCTTCATCAAATCTTGTAGCATGATGACATACACTTCTATCGAAAGGAGTACCATCTCTGTCACACATATAAAAATGTATTTTTTGACCTTTAAATGCTCTTGCTATATAAGTCCATTCGCTGCCCTGTGTGGTTTTAAATGTCAAGATATTATCCTTCCATTTTTAAGTATTTTTTTCATTTATTTATCTTTTATGCTTCTGTATTCTATCTGAATTCCACTATTTTTTACAAGAGATACCCCATAATTCATACCATCACTGATCCCTGGGGTCCATATATACAACTGTTTTTTCTGCAACTTTGCGCCATGCTAAACTAGCGTCGATACCATGCTGTCTTTCGTGCGGTATATTATCATCGAGTATTCCTTCTTAGGTATATAAGAGATGGCTGGCCATGGGAGCTTCACCTCTTAAAAGTGAATCTCTCATGCATTCCTTGGCATATTCCATGTTTGTTTTAATGCATCAAGCATAGGGGCTTTCGATTATTACGAGTGTCATTTTAGTTCTTTTTTTCTAAGCTTCTGCATCTTCTTTTGGAGTGTTTTTCACTTGTTTTTTCTCTATCTCCTCTTCTGTTAAATCGTCAAGGTTAACCGGGACAAATCTGTCGTGTGCTGCCTCTATGAATTTCTCATATGCCTCTTTGCTGTCGAATGTGATTATTTCACCTGTGTCTGTGTTCGTGTTTGTCCTTTTTTCTATAAAATTTCTCTTCTGCTATCTTCAAAAACATAGGAGACTTAAAACAAAACCAGTATCCATCTTTGTCAATCCGTATATCATCATGCCTACCATTCATTGAGTATTCACCAAGTATAGGGCAGAGCTTATCTTCTCCATCATTGTTAGGACATTGTTCGCAGTAATTCTCAATAAATATATAAGTATCTGATCCGTTTGACGGTTTGTATATTTCAGATTTTTCTTTTATCTCACAAATGTATTTATGTAGATCTCTTTTTATTTCTGATATTTCTTTGTCTACTTCTGGAAATAAACTCATATTCATCCTTTATTTTATGCCTATAATCACCCCGGAAGGGTGATGTTTCTAAAATGGGATTTCGTCCTCACTCATGACAATGGACGCGCCGTTTGGTGCTCTTCCCACTTCATATTGTCCTGGTCCTGGTTCCTGTCCTGGTTGGAGTTGATATTTCGGCTGTTGTGGTTGCCCTGGTGTGGAAGTTTGTACTGGTGCTGCTCCTGGGTGTCCTTGAGTATTCTGTGGTGCTGGTGGGTTATATGTTGGTGCTCCTGGTGCTGCTGCTGGTGGGTGGTTATATGCTGGGGCTGGATGTGGGGCTGCTTGTTCTGGTGTTGGTTGGTTGTTCTGCGCTGGTTGACCATATACTCCTGGTTGTCCTGCTGATGCGCCTGATGCGCTGTCTGCTTTGTTACCTAGCATCTGCATATTCTCAATGGTTATGCTATGCTTGCTTCTTTTCGTGCCGTCCTGGGCGGTCCATTGATCTAGCTTAAGTCTTCCATCAACTAGAACATGTGATCCTTTTTTGAGGAATTGATTTGCGATTTCTGCGTTGCGTCCCAAAAATGTTAAGTCAACAAAGAGAACCTCTTCTTTTTGTTCTCCCGTCTGCGTTTTGTATTTTCTGCTTGTGGCGATCGCTGTGTTTGCGATTGCTGTTCCGCCTTGCGTGTATTTCATCTCGATATCTCTTGTTAGATGTCCCTCTAAAATTGTTTTATTGTATCCCATGATTAATCCTTTAGTATGGTGATAATTGATTGCTGTATTTTCTCCAGCTCCTCATATTCCGTCTGCTCGCTTGGTGTTAACATCCGTCCGTCCTTAATCTCCTTTCTAAATTTTACAAACTTATCATAAAGCTTTTGATAATATTTCCTTTTATTTTCTTTTGACATCTGCTTCCCTCCGAATTTGCGCTCTTGGTTTTGCAGCTTCACTCTCGAGATTTTTTAAATTATCTTGATATTCTTTATCTGTCTATGGCTTTTCCTTATAAAACTCTTTGAACCCATTTTTGAATGTTTTCCCTGTCTGAATTTTAATGTATGCGATTTCAAGTTCTGTTATCAGTTGGCCTGCCCCTCCTGGCTTTTTGTGGACTTCTGCAAGCCTCTTGATCTCTTCATGAATGGCCGGATCTGTTCTGTAAGTTCTGCTCATGTATCCTTCAGGGCATCTTGGTGCTCTTTTGTTTCTCATATCTCTTCTCCTTCTATGTATGGTTCCTGGAAGTCATTCGGATCTGGTTGTGTCTTATATCCAATATCTTCCACCTCTTCTTTTATATCTATTCCAAGCATTATCTCGGGGCAAATACTTCTTACGAAATACGCTGCTGCTCTGTATCGTGCCATTTGGTTAAATATTGTGTTCCAAAGCGGACCCCAGCGTGCTTGCTTTGCCATTTCTCTGGTTATGATAATACTTCTATATTCTTGCCCTTGAATATATCCTATCGCTTGGCAGCTATTTTCATCTTCTAAAAAAGTCAATGGTCTATCTAATTTTCCACTTGAATTCAATAGTGCTGTGATTACTTTCTGCTCAAAAGCCACTTTCCCTTTTATAAAAAAAGAATGTTTCAAAAGTTGTACAGGTAACATATTATATTGATGTGCTAATTGAATTATCGTATGCACCTCTTGTGGTCTTTGCTGTAGCTCTTTTGGTACAGCCGTAGTTTGCATAAGAAAATTAACCTCTCTGATAATTTGCTCTTCTGGCAAATCCATAGAAATCGCAATATTTTTCGTAGTTGGTGTGCTTTCCATTTTCGTCCTTTATGTTAGTGTTTTTAATTGTATCGCATTTGTGCTTAATAGACACTTATATGTTATTCTCAAGGTATTAAATTATCCGTAATGCCATGCATCAAAATATCTTTAGTCTCATCTGTTTGGCTAATCATATGTAAATATAGGATTGCTATTATTGCTAAGGCGGTTAGAATCTCTTTCATGTTTTACTCCCAGTGCTTGATGGTTTCAAATAATCATCCATAGTGTGAGTCCATGTGTTCTTCTGAATCTCGTTTTGTGTTGTCTTCGCGGCCATTATTGCCGTGAAGATTGCGAGTGTTATTGTGAATATTATTGCTAGTGCTTTGTTCATTTTCCGTCCTTTGGTGTTTCTGGGTATTTAATCTTATCAAATAATCTATCAATAACAACATTTGTATCATCGTCTATTTCACTCATATTTGAAACAAGCATATTGAGGATTGCTACCTCTTCACGATATTCTTTTTCCTTTTGTTTGTATTTTTCTTGTGTCATTTTTTATCCTTTGTATATTCCTATTGCTTCAATGCCACCATATCTAGGTGAATCAATACTGCACCATCCACAATCATCATTATAGGGTCTATATGTGCCACTTTTTGATTTAAGGAATATTTGACCGTTAAGCATTAATACTATACTTGTGCCTTTAATTCCATCTCTAAATGAGTTGCTTAATATATCTCCACCAACTCCATCTTTACTAAAACTAGCAAATATCTTTTTACCATTCTTATCGACCATTGAAGGAAAGTGTATTGCTAGAGTTGAGAAGTTTATTGGCATACAGCCACTTACATATAATCCTATTTCACCGTCAAGACTTATATTCTTCTCATCTGTATACCCAGCATTTGTAATATATGCATCTATTAAATACCCCTCTGCCCATTCATCACTATCTATTTTCTTTGCTCTATATATTGGTATTTGTGTCATGAATCATTCTTTGCCTTATATGCCCCATTACTCCAGGCGATCTCTGTCATCCTGGCAATAAACTCTTCCTGATCCTCTTCCGGTCTTTGCCGTACTGCTGATCCTTCATTATGCCACCATGTTTCGTAGTCTGCTTTTGTGGCGTCACTTATTCTCCCGGCAGCGATGTTATCTTCTATTTTTACCGCTTTGTATATCTCGGTCCGACCATATCTGCCTCTTATTCTCTTTTGAAATGCTTTTGCGCTCTCTATATCTAGGGCCTCTGATTCGAATGCGATCGGTTTCCCTTTGTACTCCAGCTCTGTATCTACATAGTAATCACTCTCTGCAACAACCACATAAATTTCTTTTGGTAATCCACTCATATCAGTCCTTTGTGTTCTGTATTATGTTCTTGAATTTTATCATGTAGTCAACGTTCACATTTTCTCCATGTATGTCAATCATGCGCCCATAAATCCACTCTAAATGTTTTACTTTGTCCTGGTCTACGTGTGCTAATATTTCTTTAGTTTTATGTTCTGCCTTTCTCTCCTTAAGAGATGTCACCTCTTCATGATTCGGTACAAAATGCTTGTCTGCGCTTCCTGCTTTCAAACATTCAACATAAACCCTACCATTTTCTCTTTTGAGATATACTTTTCCATTTCTAATTACTTTAAAATAAGTGTCTATTCTAACTGCTCTAGCTGTCATGATCCTACTCCTCTCTCTGGCCATGGTGAGATATTTTTGGCTATTGAAGCTTTGCTCTCACCGCTTAGGTATTTTGCGTATCCCATGAGCTTTTCGTCGATGTCTCGTCGTGCCTCATCAATGATTGCATCATCAAACATTCTAACTTTCACAAAGTTGCCGCCAGTACTCTCTGCAAAAACAAGCGCGGATCTCTTTGTTTTGATCCCGTTGAGTTCCAGCACCTTCTCATAAAATGCTATCTGTCGCGCATAGTTAAAATCTGTTACTGTTGATTTCAAATCTCGATCATCGATCCTTTTTGTTGATTTTAAATCTAGCATGATCAGAGCCTTTGTCAAGAAATCAACTCTGCATTTTATTTCGAGTTGTGTTGCTGGATCAATTGCAAAAAAGCTTCTCTCGGCATAGCCTGCTTTGGTAAAATCTTCAACTCCGAGAAGTTCGTTTATGATTGCTTTGGCATTGATTGCCATTATTGCTGCTAGTTTCACTTCATCTTCGCTGACTGATATTCTCCCATTAAGGTTAGCCTCGTGATCCTCCCACTTTTGCTTTCCTATAGTGGTGTTCTTTTTCGCACCGATTGGCTGCACGCTGAACTCATCGTCGAAAGTTTCTGGTTCAAGTGTCATAGTACGCACCAATGTTCCAAAGTCCATGGTACCTGTAGTAAATTTGAAAAGTTCCCGGTGCTTGAAATGCGCATAACTTTCGTCCATAAGCTTCAGTTGGCTGCTGCTAATTGCTGGGTGATCATGATACTCTTCATTTGTCATGATGATCCCAGGGCCTGTATCTTTTTGTTGTTCTTTGTGTGTCATTTTTAACATCTTTTGTCCTTTGTGTTTTGATGTTTCTTAGTTTATCGCATTTGTGCTTATGTTTTTCTTAGGTTGCCGCGACCATTTTCGGACCGCTTCACTCATGCTGCCTGCATTTACAATTACTCCCTCCACTTCATATCTTTTGCCACTTATGTGTCTGCTCTTTATTCTCATGCTGTCTTTCATATAAATTCTATCAATCAAATCTAATAGTTCAGCCTGTTTTGCTTTTCCAAATTCAGCGCCGTATGATGTCTCCCACCACCCGATAGGATTTGCACATTCATCTGTGTCTATTCCCTCGAGTATAATCTTAATCTCTTCTTTTGCTTCATTTAGTTCCATAATATTCTCCCGTCAGTCTGTGTGACTCCGATCCTCTGAATTTCTCCTCCGATTTCTGGTGAAATTGAAGTGATCCACTCTCTGGTGAATTTTGCGACGTCTGGTGCTGGTGCTCCCTGTGTATCTATTTTGATTTCAAAATAAACGCTAACCGATTTTATCTGGTGGATCTCACCTGTTGTTGCGTCATGTGAGGGAAGTTCATCATAAAACTCTACTTTTTCACCATGCAAACCATGATATATCCCTGTTGGCTCCCTAGTTTCTTTAGTTGTAAATGCCGGTAATGGCTGTTTTGTTTTGTAGGTGTATTTTTCCTCTTTAGTTTCTTTAAATTTTAGACATGAAAGCATACTTGTATCAGCCTGAGACTTGTGTTCCTCTATTTCCTCTGGAGTGTATGGAGTGACTAGTCTGTTTGCTGCTGCTCTTTGCGCCTCGATGTCTTCTCTCTCTTTTGCGCGGATCTCCTCCTCTCTGCGTGCGATCTCTGCGTCTGCTCTCTCTTTGGCTTTGCGTTCCTCTTCCTGTCGGTTTAACTCTGCTCTACGTTCAACCTCAGCGGCGATGCGCGCCTCCTCTGCTGCTTTGCGTTCTGCTCCTGCTCTCTCATATTCCATCTGCTGCGCTTTGTTCTCTGCAACTCTTCCATTTATTGTCTCGAATACCTTCTTGGTTAAGTTCCCTGTCTTTGTTTGACTACCAAGTAATACCAGATCCTCGATTTCTATGGTTCTAAATGGATCGTATAGTTTTTCACTATCGAGTCTATTCTCTCTGTAGTCTTGAAGTTGCGCGCGGATCTCGTCTTTTGTCTTCTCTTCATAGATTTTGACCTGCTCTACAATCTTCTCTCTTGCATCGTCCACAAGTGTGATAAGTTCTTTTACTTTATCTCTAAATCCATCAACCGGGGACATGACTGTTTCGAGTGCCTCTTTTTCTTTAAGCTTAATTGCTGCCTTCATTTTGTTAAGCTGTGCTGCAGCTGATTTCCCATCCGTGACTGTTTCGTTTGTTAAAATCAAATTATAACTCTGAAGTGTAACTTCCAGATCTTTTTTGATTACATCAAAATTTGCTGTTACCAATGGTGCACTAGTTTTTATTATGAGTTCTGTTTTCATGTTATCTTCCTTCTATCAATGGTGATGCTTCTGCGATTGTAAGTTCTGGTGCAAGCTCGCAGATTATTTTCAATCTTTCGAGTGGTGTTGTTTCTCCCATCTCTGAAATGCCTTTTTTTACAATGTCGATGATCTCTTCTTTGAGGGATTGTGTTTCTCCGTTTGCTATGATCTCTATTTTGTAATCTTTGATCTCGGCTGTCGAGAATTTAGATTCGAGTTCGTGCTTCAATGCTGCGATATCCTCAGCGTCTGCTTTCGCCAGCAGTTGTCTAGATCTTTTTGAATTGAAAATCTTCATCATAGCTTTGTCTGATGATATGATTGCCCATATCTCTTTCGCTGCAGTGTGTGTGTTTGCTGTAAGTGTTAATGTCTGTTGCATGTTTGTCCTTTGTATTTTTTTACATTCTTATTATAACGCGTTTGTGCTTAAATGTCAAGAGACTTTTATTTATTTTTGATGGTGCTGATCTTGTGTGTGATCATTGCCGGGAGTTCCTCACGCGCACGCGTAAGAGAAAAACAAGTATGTTTAGTATTATTGGTATGTTTGGTTTTTTTGGACTTTTTGAGCTGCTGGGGCTTTGCGGCGGTTTGTCCTACTTTTTCTTGCTTTTTTTGCATTCTAAAAATACCAAACTTACCAATCTCCATCTTGGGGCAATTTTGGCTATTAGTATTGCTAGTCTGTTTGATGGGTTCACTCCATACCTCCCACTAATTTTTTAACTCTCTGTCACCCTAATGTTAAGGACTCGTATTTTGATTTCATCTTTTTAAAAGAAATATTGTGTCCTCCGTGTGGGTAATAGGTGAAAACATTTTTAAACGCTTCTCTTACCATTTTAATATTATCGCCTCCCCAGGGTGGCACATAAGAACACATAGCAAAAGTCTCATCCAAATCAAATCTATCAATATGCTCACTAATAAAGTTTTCTATTGTCATTTCATATATAGTGCAATTATCCTGCGTAAACCTTTCTAAATTCTCCATAACATCTACCCCCACAAATTTTTTATGATCTTTGAATAAAACACATTGTGGATTGTATGCACATCCTAAATCGACTACTGTAAAATGTTTTGGGATAATTTTCGCGAGACTTTCATAAATATCCATGAACCCTAAAAATTCATTATCTATATCACACATATCTTGATTAAAAACTCTGTCTATTTGGTCTTTTGGTAAATTTTCAACTTTCATCTTTTATCCTTTAATTGCATTTTCTATCAAGTGCTTGGTTTGTTTCTGCTTGTCTGTTAGGGCTTCGTATTTTGATTTTATTGTATATTTTATTATATATCCTTTATATTTATTGTTTCTAATTGTATCGCAAATGCGCTAACAAGTCAAGAGATTTATGGAAAGTTATTAAAAATTTTTATTCCAAGGGCCGGATCTCCCTGGTGATGTCTAAAAAGGAATCTCCTCTCCCTCTTCATCATAAAAAGCAGCACTATCGTTTTCTGGTTCCGGCTCTGATTTTTTCATAGCTTCATTCTTATATCCAACTCTCATGAACTTTTCATTTTTCATACCGCTGTGCTCCTCATAGATAGCCTTCTCTTTTTGTAGTCTGGTGATGATCTTTGTTGCTTGAGCCCTGGATCTATCCATCTTGTCCATGATCTTATCGCGAAGCTCTGTCTTTAGTAGTGGTTTTTTATTCCCATCTGCTATGCTAACAATATTAACAACATGATCTTCCTCCCACTCTTCTCTTCTCTTTTGGGCCTGCTGCTTCTCTTCCTCCGGGCTGATGTAGTCCACGTCGTTTGCTGTCATGCCATCAAAGTTATCTATCTCGAAAGTTCTGGCCACGTAGTCCCCTCTTGACTTCTCTAGGTGGCATGTTATCTTCTCTTTGTCTTTCATCACCATATAAAGTGCATCCATTGCGCCTTTGATCGCAAATGATCCAGCGTATACCGATACGCCGTCATCATCTTTTTGTTTTTTCGTGTGGTGGATAAGTATCACTGTCGCACCGGCATTTCTCATTTTTTCGCATACGTTAAGGAAAGGCTTTATTTTTGCTGATTCGTTGATGTTCCCGGTAGTGAAACCTGACAACGAATCCAGCACTATAACTGTGTCTGTCAAGTCCATATTTGCTGCGATCTCGAGCTTTGGGACGAGTGTTTCTGCATCCCCTTTGACCTGGCTGATAAAATTAAATCTATCTTTACCAAATCGTTCCCATAAAATGTGAACTCTTTTTTTTGTGTATGTTGCTCCGGAGTCAATATCAAAAAATAAAACCCTGCTGCTTTTACTTTGCTCGAGCACTCTTCTGGCCAGCATGAATGCCACCCATGATTTACCTTCTCCAGAGTCTCCTGCAAGCATGAATAATCCGCAGTTTGGCAGGAATTGCGGAACATAATATTTTTGATCTTCTATTTTCTTGTAATCTTCGTCCGTCATGATATTCTCCTCAAATAGTGCATCTAGTGTTGTTGGTATTGGTCCTTTGGGTTCTTTTTGTGTTGTTGCTTCTGGAGGCCGCCATCCTTCTGGTGCTGTTT